TGATAAAACTCGTTATTCAGATTCTACGGAAAGGAGTGCTGCTTCAGTAATAAAAGGTTATAGCACTAATCCAAATAAGGCTTTATCTAGGTTAGAAGAAAGGTCTGCCAGATCAAATCTAACAGCAGCACAAAAAACAGATGATCCTATGATTATGGAGTTAGAAAGAAGTTTAGCATTAGAAAATCATCATTTGGCTGGAACTTACCAAGATCGTTTTAGACAAGCACAATTATCATTTAAAGAAGAGCTTGACGCAATACTTCTTCCAGATGGAAATGTGGACAGAGCAGCTCTTAGTAAATTTTTGTTATCAAAACAAAAAGATTTAATTAACCAAATAGATGATAGAATGACATCTGCCTATACGAATATAAAAAATATAGCCTCAATAGCAGATAAAGACCCAGTTCTTTTGTCAAAAACTATTCGTCAAGAAATGGATAATGCTTATAATAGTTTAAAAAGCCAAGAACAAAAACTTTGGGCATCTGTTAGAGATGATATACAAGTAGATACTAGAGAAGTAAAACAAGCTGCTTTAGACATGATAGCTAGTGCAACAAAAAGCACTAGATTACCAGTAAAAGAACTTGAGTTTATTTTAGGTAGAAAAATTATTAACACTGCTGATGGTTGGGTATTAGGAAAACCTTTGGAAAACAAACCTTTTCTTTCAGAATCAGAATCTGCTAGGGAGTTAATTAATTTTAGGTCTAATGTAAACGCAGATATTAGACAACAACAGGCAGGTACAGCACTAAAAACATTATCAGTTAAAAATTTAAACGAAATACAAGCAGCATTAATTAATTCTTTAGACAACCCACTTTATGTTGGTGAAGATGTTCGTGGTGCTTATGATACAGCTAAGGCTTTTACTAAAAAATTCCATGAAGTTTATGAACAAGGTATTATAGGAAAAACTCTTCGTAAATCTAAAACAGGAGATAGTGTTGCTCCAGAAGGAACTTTACAGAGTATACTAGGCAGCACTGAAGTTACACAAGCTGTTGGTATAAGAGAGTTAAAAGAGTTTGAAGCCTTAATACAATCTGTAGGCAACTCTACTGCTCCAAAGTCTAAGTTGTTAAAAACAGCAGCTCAATTTCTTGCTAATAATTTTAGAGAAACAGTTACTGATGCTACAAGCGCACAGAAATTTTTAATAGAAAACAGACAGGCTTTAAAAAACCTTCCAGAATTAAACCAAGCTGTTCAGCAAGCTGTAAAAGGTGTGTTTAAAGAAACCGCAAGATTATCTAGTTTAGAATCAAGAAAAAAACTTATAGAAAGTAATAGTCTATACAAACTTTCAGGTCAAAATGGTAATGAAGTTGTTAGTACAATATTAAAATCAATAGACCCAACAGCAGCCGCTAATAATCTTTTTAAAAAAATAAGAAAAGACCCAGACGCAATGAAAGCTATGAAAAACTCTATTGGAGAGTATATTTTAGATCGTGTTCTTATAACAGGTAAGGCTTTTGCTGACGTTGAACAACAGGTAAGCAAAAAAGGTATAGTTAAAGTTTTAAAAAAAGAAATGAGACCACTTTTAGAAAAATTTTACACAAAAGAAAATTGGAGAAACTTAAACATTATTTTACAAGATGTAGCAACTTTAACTGCTAGTGAAAATACTAGAGGAAAGTCTTTACCAATTAATCGTAATCTTTTGTTAGACCTTTTAGGAAAACTTACTGTGACACAGACTATTAAATCTGGAAGTATTGTAGTTCAATCAGGTCTTGCAAAAATGTCAAGAATGTTTACAGACCAACTAACAGATAAAGATGTAAAAAAATTGTTAGCTGAAGCTGTTATTGATGACAGAATTTTAAAAATACTATTAAAAAAGAATCTTAGTAAGGAAGATATAATAACTTTAAATACTAAAACAGCACCTATTAAAACCGCTTTTGGTATAAAAACAATAAACGACTCTTCTGAAGGGGAAGAATAAATGGCTAAAGATGCTATCTTAAAACGAATAGGTGTATCAGGTTATAACAAACCCAAGCGTACACCCAACCACCCTAAGAAGTCTCATGTAGTTGTAGCCATGTGTGATGGTAAAGCTAAGACTATTAGGTTTGGAGAACAAGGGGCTAGTACCGCTGGTAAGCCTAAAGCTGGTGAATCAGATAAGATGAAAGCTAAACGTAAATCATTCAAGGCTAGGCATGGTAAGAACATAGCTAAGGGTAAGTGTTCAGCAGCATACTGGGCTAATAAAGTTAAGTGGTGAATGACTGGTGGAAGCTGTGGTGTAATGCTTTAGGTCAAAAAGCCTTTAAGGATAACAAGAAAGCAGACAAGGTTGCATGGATTAGAACTTCTTGGGTTCTGTTAAATATGGCAACTTGCATAGCTATTATAGCTAACTGCATACATCAATGGTGAGGTAATATGAAAGGTGTTCCGCATTACAAGAAGAATGGTAAGTTGTATACAGGTAAAACTCATAAGCATAATGGTAGATTAATGACAGGTGCTAAGCACACTGCTGCTAGTGAATACTTAACCCACACTAAACCAAAGGTAAAAAAATAATGGCTACTAAAGGTCTATACGCTAATATTAACGCAAGAAAAAAGAAAGGTATCAGCAGACCTAAAAGCAAATCAACAGTGTCAGCTAGTGCTTATAAAAATATGAAAGATGGATTTCCTAAAAAGAAAAGATAAAAAAGGAGTGAATGATGAAGAAAAAAAAGTCAAAACCTAAAGGGTACTAAAAGAAAGGGGGCAATTAAGCCCCCTATTTTTATGCCACAGCTTTTTCATATTGTTTTCTTAAATACTTAGGTACTTTTGTACCATCTTCAAAGAACTCTGGTAGCTCTCCCCCATTAACAATGTTGGCACGCCATACTTCTGTCATTCCTCTTGGGCAAAGATAATATCTTTTTAAATCTAGTTCTAAGTAACCGCCATCTTTATCAGGTTTGCAATTTTTATCACGATAGTGTTCAACAGCTTCTTTAGCTTCATTAGCTTCATAGAAGTGGTTTTCAATTATATCTCCACTAGATTCTGTTTCTTCTACCACCCACTCATAACGCACCATGAGATAGTTCTCCTTGAATTATTGCCACTTTTTAATTATATCAAAATAAAAAAGAAATGTCAAACCCCCTATTTTTATGCTCCTATATCTACAATCTCACAGCTATCACCTGAACAGGCTAAGGTTTGTGAGCTGACAGTAGTATCTTCTATCTCGTACTCAGATAGCTTAGACCAATCAATATCTTTAGGCATTACCTTGAGATCAGCTTTATACTTAGCTTCATCTATCTCTTGGTAAGGTGCTTGCTTATAAGAGTGGTCACTGTGTGGTAGGAATGATACACCACTCATCTCATCAAAGTGTTTAAACACCCATGCTCCTACCTCTAGCCACTCATGCTCTCTTACAGTAATGGTGACTGAAGGCTTATGCTCACACCAGTGACGTTGGTACATCAACCATATTTCTAGTTGTTGAATAGCATCAACATCCTCTCTAGTAACACAACCTTTAGGTGCTTTAGTAGGGAAGCTAAACACAACAGTAGTATCTGGCTTCATTACACAAGGCTCGTAAGGCACACCACTATCTATTAAAAACTGTGTTAGTGGGTCTTTGCTGTCACCCCTAACTGTCCTTGTATAGAACTGGCTATGTCTAGTATGAATACCACTACTAGAATCTACAAGCTGAGATACAGTTCCAGAAGGTTTAACTGCACAGATTGCAGTAGATTGTTCTATCCCTAGTTTCTTACTAAACTCTTTATTAGTTTGAATAGAAATTTCTCTAAGCTGTTCTAAGATTTCTTTAGCACCCTTGTTTGTAGACACTAACTTGTTATCCATAATGCCTGTCATTGACACACCTAACAAACGTTCTTCTTCTGTGTTCTTCTGCCATATCTTTCTTAGGTAGGGGAACTTAGTGTAAGTAGCTTGGATAGTACCCAGTATTGTGGCTAACCTAACCTTCTCAGTTAAGGTTTCAAGGTTGTCATCATACCTAACTACTACCTCAGTTAAGTTACAGAACTGACCACCTGTACCAGTAATAGGGTTTCCTTTACTATCTAGTTTTGACCCTCTCAAAATTATTTCGCTGCAAGGATTTGTACCAAAGTCATAGTTAGTATCTCGTCTACCATTCTTAGCTGCTTGCTTCTTAGATGCAACACGAGAAAAGATACCCCTTTCACCAGACTTAGACTCAACCAATGCAGTCCACTCACGGAGGAATGTTTCCATGTCAGGTTTCTCAGTGTAAGCAACGCTGTTGTTTGCTAATGCCCTCTGAGGATTAAGTACATACCAATCGCCTGACTTAGCATGACGCATCCTATCATCAGACAGGTTAGATAAAGAAATCATAGCTGACCTACGAACACCACCTACTACCACTACCTCACCAATCTTACACATCAAGTCGTGAGCTTGTATGCTAGATAACTTCTTACCTTTAGCTGCTTGGAATGTCTCACAAGTAAACCTAAACAAATCCTCTAAAGGTTCAGCACCAGATGCTCTACCACCAAAGGTTTTTAACTTAGCACCTGCTGGTCGTACCTTGTGTGTATCCCACTTAGGAACTTCACCTGCATACAACAGCGAGATTAGCTGTCTAAGGGCTTTAGCCCAACCCTCCTTACTATCATGTACTGATATGGTAGTATCGCTCTGGAATAGCTCATCTGGTACGTCAGGTAGCTTGCTAATGTATTGACGCTCTACACTAAAACCTACACCAGTGCCACACAACAAGATAAACATAGTTTCATCAAAGCACTTAGGGTCATCTACTGCTAGGTAAGAGCAGTTGTAAGCACAGGTGTTATCTCTTTCCATTGCAGCACCAGCAGTCATCATTGCCCTCATGCTAGGCATAACATTAAGACTGTAGATTGCATCTTCTATAGACTTGTAAGTTACCTTGTCTACCTTATCCTTGACTACATTAGTCATGTATCGGTTGACTGTTTCTTTCCATGTCTCCCTTCTGTTTTCTTCTGGTAGCCACCTTGCATACCTGCTTAATGCTATGTACTGTTGGTACTGATTCATTTTGTTATCCTTACTGTGTATTTAGTTTCAATTATCTTATCTATGTAATGTCGTGCTTTCTTTAAATCTTCTAAGCCACCTTTGTCTCTGTACCTAGAAACATATTTGACTACATTACCTTGAAAGTAATCCAAGTTGTTAGCCGCTATAAAATCCCACACTTGAATAGGTTTATCTTTATAGTGATCTCCACCCCATTGAATATCATTACTACCATTAACTACCTTAGTCATATTAATCTCCATACTTTTTCTTTAAGTAAGTTAGGGATACAGGAAGCTCGTCAAACGATCCGTTATTAACCTCATTCAACATCCATATACCTTTCCAACTGTCATTACCTTGATTGCCTAAGTAGGCTTCATCATGTTGGTTAAACATACCTGAGAACAACCCTGTCAAGCGAACATTATCTGCTCTCTTACCATAGGCTATATCCCTATCTTGTACATGACCCATCACACAAGACATCATCTTCTTAGTTAGCATAGCTCTAGCACTAGTCACTGGTCTACCCATTACACCAGTAGTAAAGAAGTGAGCAAACGCTACACCCTCAATGACCACAGGCTTCAGGTAGTCGTACACCTCCCAATCACTGAGGTTTAAATCCTGATAACCAATAGTATCTTCTAGGATAGCATCATACTCTATAGCTCGTTCTATCCTTTGTTCGTGGTTGCCCATTGTAAACACAAGTCTAGGCTTCCATTGCTTCTGCTTGTTAACCTTGAGCCTGTTGCGCTCAGCCTTAATAGGTTGAAGAAACAAATCCATTGCTAAGTTACCAGACTCTACATCCTTCTTGTAAGACCTGCCTTCAAAAGATTTCTTACCCTTGTCATAGGAGCAGAGAGATTCCATATCCCACCAGTCACCTATCATTACAACAACATCTGGTTTCTTAGATGCTATGTACCTACCTGCATATAACAGGTGGTCTAGGGGTACATCAGGCTTAACCTGTGTATCTGGTATCACGCATATCTTCATATCAATACTCCTCGTCTATGTCATACATATCTCTCATAGCATCTTCTCGTGCTATGGATTGCTCAACAGAAAGAAGGTCATCATCAAAGTCTAACTCCTCTCTATTGTAAGTTTGTTCTGTCCTATCACTAAAAAAGTTT